GCGGCGCCGATCTGGACCGGCTGGCCCGAGGTGACGCCACCCGTGGGGGCGGTGACGGTGATCAGATCGCCGTCCTGGACGAAGTTTTTCATGGTGTGGTTTCCCTTGTGAGGTGATGATCGGATTTAACGGTGTGGCCCGGGCGGAGTCCGCCCGGGGGATTTCTCGTTTCCGAAAGGCCGGCCGGTTAGCCGTTGCGGAAGATGCCCCGGAATTCCGCGGCCGCGGCGGCGAAGAAGTGGCGCGCCACCATGTCCACGTCATCGGGGTTGGTGCCGTTCACGATCGAGACCGTGGGCGCGGCGTAGCCTTCCAGGAACGCATGCTCCAGCGGAGGCATATCCGAGGCGGCCAGATACCACTTGGCATCATCGCCGCCCTTGGCCACGGTGCCCAGGCGCGCCTCGACCATCGGCGTCAGAGTGGCGGCCCAGGGGTTGGTGTCCGCGGCCTTGGTCGGGACCGAGGTGGCGACGAACTGCATGGCCGCGGTCTCCAGCGCGGGCGGGACGATCAGGAGGTCCGGTTCGACCTCGATGAAATCATCCGCATCCTTGGCGCCAAAGGCACGCTGTTCCCACATCAGCTTGCGGCCAGCGCCCACCGAGGCCACCGAGATCGCCGCGGCGCCCGCGGTGTTCTTGTGATCGGCGTGGAACATCGCCTTGTTGTCCGGCGTCTTGGCGTTGGTGCGGATGATATCCCAGGCCAGCGTCGACTCCAGGTTCGCACCATGGCGCGCGAACTCGCGCGGCAGATCGTCAAAGATGCCCATGTCATCATTGATCACCGCCTCGAAAGTCAGGATCGCCCGGCGGCCATACTTGGCAACCTTGAGCTTGCCCGCCTGATCGTCGATCTGGCTGGCCAGATACTCGCCCGACTCCTGGACCGGCTTAAAGCTCAGGTCCGCGCCCCAGGTCACCGAGTGCAGGGTCCGGAAATCCGACGCGGTGCGTTGGCGCGAAATCCGGCGATAGGTCGGCGCGCGGTGGCTGTAGCGATTGGCCAGCGTGCGATTGAGGACCTCGCCGGTGATATAGGCGAAGTCGGACACGCCCATCCCGCCGCCGTTCATGATCGCCTGGGACCGCATGCCCGCGCGGACATTGGCCTGATCGTCAAAGCCATGCGCATTGCCGCCCAGGGTCAAGGCCATTTGCTTGATGCGCATGCCGCGATATTGCTCCGCCGGGCCTTCGAGGGCCTGAGCCGGGTCAACCCGGTGCATCAGCGCGCCGATCATGCCGTTGATCTGGGTCTCACCCGCGTCGCGGGTGATCTCGATCCGGCCCGAGGCGGTGGGCGCGTTGGCGGTCATCATGGCGACGATCTTGGCATTGGCGTCCTCCACCGTGGTGTCACCATTGACCATGGCGTCCACGTCCGCGGTGGACATGTAACCGGCGGTCACGGCGGCGGCGGCGTTGGCGCGGATCGTGGCGCCACGCTGGCGATCGGCGGCGATCGCGCTGGCCACGTCAGCGGCGGTCATCACCGGCGCGGTGGGGGCGGACGGCGCGGGCGCGGGCGTGGCCGGGATGTGCTGAGCGCTCATCTCGGTCAGCTTCGCCTTGGCGGCGTCGAATTCCAGGCCGTCGATCGCGGCGTCAATTTCCGCCTGATCGACATGCGCCAGGAGCGGCTTGGTCAAAGCCGCCAGGGCGGCCAGTTGCTCTTTCGTCATAGTGGGTCCCTTCATCGTTTTGGGTTGGGCGGCTTGCCCGGTTTGGGTGGGCTTTGCGGCCCGATCCGTGGCCGCGTTTTCGGCGGCCATGAATTTCGCGAAGGCCTTAGAGGCCTGATCATTGGCGGACATGATCGCGGCATGAGCCAAAGCGCCCATCTCCGCCTGGGTCTGGGCGCTCATCACCGGCGCCAGATCATCGGCCACCCGATCGGCAAACCCCGCCTCAACAGCATTGGGGGCCGAATAGGTGATCTCCTGTTTCATGATCGCGCGGGCGTCATCCAACTCGATCCCCGCGCGCTCGGCATAAACGCCCGCATAGGCGTAGGCCGTGGCGTCCATTTCGGCACTGGCATGGGCGAGCTGATCGGAGGTCCCGAAATATCCCGCGCTGGGATCATGGATCAGCATGAGCGACCCCATGGACATGACGATCTCATCCGCGCCCATCGCCATGAGGCTGGCGGCCGAATGCGCATTTCCGGTGATGTGGACCGTCACCTTGCCTTTGTGGCCCACCAGCATCACGCGGGCGGCCTCGCCTTCATCGGCCACGCCGCCGCCCGAGTTGAGCTTGACGGTCACATCCGTCTCCGCTCCGGCCGCGGCCAGCGCATCGGCCAGCATCGCAGAGGAGAAAAGCCCCCGGTCCTCGGGCCAAATCCAGTTATCCGGCACGATCGTGCCGGAAAGCTCAATCACGTGATCAGGCATCCTCGGGGGTCTCCTCTTTCACCTGGGCGCCCTCAGGGTCCTCCTGGGTGCCGTCGTCATCCTTGCCGCCGGGCTTGGCGGGCGGGTCCTCTTTCGGGGCGAAGGCCTTGAGACGCTCCGCGTCCTCCGCGCGTTCCGCGGCGATCTCATCGGGATCGAGGCCGCGCTCACGCTGGGCGCGCTGGAGCGACGTGATCCCCTCACCGATTTCCTTGATCACCGGGTCCAGCTCTTTCGCCGGGTCCACGATCGGCCGCGCGGGCGGGGTCCATTTCAGGCTGATATTGCAGGCGCCCACCCGGTTATGGGTGAGCTGATAGGCCTCCAGCGCCCACCGCTCCACACCGCGGCAGAACTGGCCAATGATGATCTCCTCCTGCCACGCCTTGACGTTGTGTTCCATCTCCAGGCGGCCCACCCGGCTGGAGGAGAAATTGACCCGGGCAAGATCGCCCGCCAGCGCCTCATAGGTGATCCCCACACCCATCGCGATCGCGAGGAGGCCGTGGCGCATCACCACGTCATAATCATCCACCTTGGGCGGATTGCTCCACTCGAATTTCGACCCCGCGGCGGCGTAGGCGATCGCGCCGGGTGACAGGCTGTCCAGGCCCGATCCCTCGGGCACCGTCTGGCCGTCCTCCAGCGTGGCCACACCGGCGAGGAGCGCGCTCATCTTTTGCTTGAGGAGCTGGGCCTCTTGATAGTCCCGCAGCTCGCCCAGGGTGACCATCACCGGCGCCAGCCACGGCCAGCCCCGGGTCTGCCCCACGCGATCGAGGCGGCGGATGTGGATCACCTCCGAGGCGGGCCACCGCTTGGAGGTCAGCTTGAAGCCCTTGCGCGTGGTCGCACCCGGGTGCATCTCATAGATGTGGTAGGCGACAATCCGGTCCTGGGCGTCATACTCGACCCCATCGCGGACCTCATTGCCGCCATGGGTCTGGATCGTCGGGTCCAGGTGGTCGATCTCCAAAAGCTGGACCTGGAACGGCAGCTCCAGGGCGGCCGCGCGCGGCGCGGGACGGCGGAGCGCGAGGACCTCGCCGCTCTCGAAAACGCTATCCATCACCACGCGCTGTTGTGCGGTGATGTCGCGCTCGCCATAGAAGTCCAGCGCCTTGGATTTGAGGTGGCCGATGATCTTGCGGTCCGCCTCCGCCTTGCGGCTCTTGGGGCAAACGGCGGAGGGGGTGATCCCCTTGCCCACCACGTTGCCCTTGACCACTTGCTTGGCGCGATTGGCGAAAGGCGCGTTGCGCATCATGTCGCGCGAAAGCTGGCGCATGCGGCTCCGCCCGGCAAAGCTCGCCGCGTCGGCGTCACTGGCCGGGGATTTCCACGCCTTGAGGCGGCAGCCGGTGCTGGCCGCGTCGAAATTCATGATCGCCTGGGCCTGGGCGCGCGCCTTGATCCGGTTACGGCCGCGCTCAGGCGCCACCTGGAGGATCACCCGATCGAGGAGGTTTGCATGCATCGGATCAAATCCCCCGATCGGTTTCTGTGTAACGAACCTGGAAGGGCTTTGAGGCGCCCGGGGCAGCAAGTGCGGCCTCGATTTTTGCCTCAATCTTGTAGAGGTCAGAGAGGGAGCGATAGCGCACCATCTCCCCGGCGATCATGGCCTGATCCAGGCCGCCCGAAATGATCGCCCTGATTTTGATCAGGTCGCTCTGGGTGTAGGTTGCCAAGGCGTCAGTCCTCCAGGAATTTGATCTTGGTGGGCAGTCTGGGCGCCTCGCGCTCCGCGCGTGGCGCGGTGGCCGGGACCTCGCCCGCGTCATCCACCAAAACCGCGTTCTCATTTGAGGGGCCAAGCCGCGCCCAGGGGAACGGTTTGGCGAGGTCGATCCGCCCGCCGCCCTTAAATTCGGCCAGCGCGCGCGCCGCCATGGTC